TCTTAACGAACTAAACAAACGTGTTTTTAAGATTGTGCGTAACACATTCAAGTACGGCGATCAAGTGTTTATACGTGACCCAGAAAACTTCAAGCTGTACTGGACAGAAATGAGCAAGGTTACCAAAGTCATTGTGAACGAAGGCGAAGGCAAAAAGCCTGAGCAGTAACTGATCAAAGATCTAAACCCCAACTTCCAAAACTTGACTGTTACAGCAGTAGCCACAACAGACACCTACATGAATCATCCACAAGTGGGTGGCCCGTCAGGCAGTTACACACAACCACAAAGTCCATTTGGCGGCGGCAGTCGTTTTAGCCATGCTCAAAACGAAGCTGCTCTCAATGCCGAACATGTGGTGCATATCAGCCTAACCGAAGGTTTAGATGTGTACTGGCCATTTGGTAACTCGGTATTAGAAAACATTTTCAAAGTGTTTAAACAGAAAGAACTGCTGGAAGACTCAATCATTATCTATCGTGTGCAACGTGCTCCAGAACGCAGAATCTTCAAAATTGACGTGGGCAACATGCCAACACACATGGCCATGGCCTTTGTGGAACGCATCAAAAACGAAATACATCAACGTCGTATTCCCACACAATCGGGTGGCGGCGCCAACATGATGGATGCCACATACAATCCCCTGAGTACCAACGAAGACTACTTCTTCCCAACCACAGCAGACGGTCGCGGAAGTAGCGTAGATGTGCTACCGGGCGGACAAAACCTAGGCGAAATCACAGACTTACGCTTCTTTACCAACAAGTTGTTCCGTGGCTTGCGTATTCCCAGTAGCTATTTGCCTACCACAGCCGAAGATGGTACAGCAGCCTATACAGACGGTCGTGTAGGTACAGCACTGATCCAAGAATGGCGCTTTAACCAATATTGCCAGCGTTTACAAAGCATGATCGCCGACAAGCTGGACTCAGAGTTTAAACTGTTTATGCGTTGGAGAGGCTTCAACATTGACGGTAGCTTGTTTGATCTAAGCTTCAACGAACCACAGAACTTTGCACAGTATCGTCAAGCAGACATTGATAGTGCTCGTATTGCTACATTTACACAGCTAGAACCATTGCCTTACCTGAGCAAGCGTTGGTTAATGAAGCGTTACTTGGGCATGACCGAACAAGAAATCAGTGAAAACGAAACAGCTTGGGCTGAAGAACGAGGCGATGCTGAACTGGCACAACCTGAAGCTCCGGGCCTACGTAGTGTGGGCATCAGCCCAGGCGGACTACAAAATGATCTTGAAGGCCTTGGTCCCGAAGCAACTCCGGGTGCAGCACCAGGTGGTCCTGATCTAGGCGGAGCTACGCCAGGCACGGCCAGTCCAGGCGGCGCACAGCCAGCACTTTAACAGATAAAAGGTTAAATACTAACATGATCATCAGTGAACTATTTGACCCAGCACCGCACGGCTACCACGACGAAAAGGCAGACCAAAGTACGCTTAAAATGTCTGACAGCCGTAAAACTCGCCTGACTCTATCACACCTAAACCAGCTAAGACAAGCTCATGATGTACGTAAACTTGAGCATGAGAAAAAGCTGGAAGCTGTATCAAAACAGTACCAACCACCTGCAGAACCCGGCGCTGGCCCACTCGGAATGTAATTATTCCGTCAAAATCCTTCAAAAACTACCCATTTAACCCCAAAAACTACGTATATTTGTAAATAATATACAAGCCATTTATATAAGGAGTTCTCATGAACAAGTTTGAAAAATTAATTGAATACATCATTAATGATGAAGATCAAAAAGCACGTGAATTGTTTCACACAATCGTAGTAGAAAAAAGCCGTGACATCTATGAGTCCATCATGGACGAAGAGCAAGTCGAAGAAAACTTTGGCGGTCCTGTTGCTGGTGAGCAAGTTGAAGAACTAACAAATCAACTAGCTGACGAAGAAGCAGTAGGCGAAGCCGATGAAGAAGGCGAAGAAGAATTCAGTCTTGACCAAGATGGTGAAGACGATGGTGAAATGGGCGGAGAAATGCCAGCTGACGTTGGACATGACGAAGAAGCCGAAGAAGACAAAATCATGAACATTGATGCCAAGTTAGACGAGCTATTAGCTAAGTTTGACGAAATCATGGGCGGCGATGAGCCAGCTGGTGATGACATGGGCGGTAATGACATGGGTGCTGACATGGGTGCCGAAGAGCCAGAAATGGCTGAAATGGGCATGATGGAAGCTGCCGAAGAAGAAGAGGAAGAAGAAGAGGAAGAGGAAGAAGAGTCTAAAGAACCTAAAGGCAAGCCTGTAGAGTCACGTGACAATTCCCGTAAACTATCTACTTCTGAACTAATGCGTGAGTATGTAGACCGCATTGGTGATATCTATGGTGGTGCTGGCGATGCAGCCGAAGGCGACGCAGTTGCTGGATCCGGTAAAAAGACAAGTGTAAACACTAAGTCTGTAACTGGTCCTGGCGCAGACTTTGGTGGTACAGCAGTTAAGACCAAAGGTAGCGAAAGCAATCCAGACGGTACAAGTGCTCCATCAAGCGAAAAGCCACAAGAAATCAAATCTGGTAACATCAATGTTCCAGGTGGAAAAGCTGGTAGCTCTTTTAAAACCAAAGAAGCAGCTAAGTCAGGCGAAGGTCAAACTACCGATGGTAGCGTACCTACAAACGACAAGAGCCCAGTTCGTAAATAATTAGGAACTACAAATGGCTTTGTACCTAAAAGAGAATCTTACATTTGATCGGGCGGGCTTGATTATCGAGTCCATCGACGAGAATGGCAAGAAATCTCTAAAAATGGAGGGTATATTCATCGAAGGCGGAGTAAAAAACGCCAATGAACGAGTATACCCTGTCCATGAAATAGAAAAAGCTGTTAATACCATCAACAAACAAATCAATGAAGGTTACTCAGTCTTGGGCGAAGTAGATCACCCAGACGATCTAAAGATTAACCTAGACCGCGTAAGCCACATGATTGAAAAGATGTGGATGGATGGTCCAACAGGACGTGGTAAATTAAAGGTATTGCCAACCCCAATGGGACAACTAGTGGAAGCCATGATCACATCAGGCGTAAAACTAGGTGTGTCATCACGTGGATCTGGCAATGTCAATGAAGGAAGTGGACACGTTAGTGATTTTGAAATCATTACCGTAGACATCGTAGCACAACCTAGTGCTCCTCATGCTTATCCAAAAGCCATCTATGAAGGCTTGATGAATATGCGTGGTGGTGCTAAGGTATTTGAAACGGCACGTGAAGCCGCTCAAGATCAAAAAGTACAGAAGTACCTGAAAGAGGGCATTGCAGCCCTGATCAAAGATTTAAAACTATAGGAGAAATATCCAATGTTAGATGCTATCAAACCATTGTTGGATAACGGAATCATTAATGAAGAGACCAAGACAGCTATTGCTGAAGCTTGGGAATCACGCATCACTGAAGCCAAAGAACAAGTTCGTGCAGAATTACGCGAAGAATTTGCTCAACGTTATCAACATGACAAAGCAGTAATGGTTGAAGCTCTAGACAAAATGGTAACAGAGTCTCTCACTGCTGAATTACAAGAATTCGCAGACGAAAAAAAACAATTAGCCGAAGACCGTGTTGCATTTAAAAAGCAAATGGTTGAAAGTGCAAGTAAGTTTGACAATTTCTTGGTTAGTAAACTAGCCGAAGAAATCAAAGAACTACGTGCAGATCGTAAGATGTACGAGGGAGCCATTGGCAAACTTGAACAGTTTACAATCCGTGCATTGGCAGAAGAAATCAAAGAATTTGAAGCAGACAAGAAAGCCGTAGTGGAAACTAAGGTTCGTCTAGTTGCTGAAGGTAAAGCTAAGTTAGCTGAACTACAAGCCAAATTCGTAAAACAATCTGCCGAGGCTGTTAAAGAGGCCGTAACCAGTTCGTTAGAGTCAGAATTGACTCAACTAAAAGAAGACATCCAAGTTGCTCGCGAGAACATGTTTGGTCGTCGTCTGTATGAAGCATTCGCCAGCGAATTTGCTGTTACTCACCTAAATGAGAACAAACAAATCCGTGAGTTGCAGTCCACTGTGGACATGATGACTCAGAAATTGTCTGAAGCAGTATCAGCAATTGAAGATAAGAAAGCTTTGGTTGAATCAAAAGAAACAGAAATTCGTATTATCAAAGAATCAACAGAACGCAAAGAAAAACTTGCAGAAATGTTGAAACCTTTGAACAAAGAGAAGTCAGCAATCATGCGTGACCTACTCGAGAGTGTGCAGACTGATAAGCTACAGTCTTCATATGAAAAGTATCTACCAGCAGTTCTAAACAACTCCCCTGTTGCCAAGCCAGCTCAAAAAGTTGCTTTGACAGAAAGTCGTGTAGAAGTTACTGGTGATAAAACTGCTAAAACTGCCGCCGAAGCACCAAGTACAGAGTCTTTGAACAATGTATTTGAAATTCGTCGTTTAGCAGGGCTTAATTAAACCCTAAATAGGAAAAGGAAATATCATGACACAAGCATTATTAGAAGGCCGTTGGGGCGAAACAAAAGAAGCCCTGTTAGAAGGTCTAAATGGTTCTAAAAGAACTACAATGGGTGTAATCCTCGAGAATACACGCAAAATGTTGGCTGAAAACGCAACAGCTGGCTCTACACAAGCAGGTAACGTAGCTACACTTAACCGTGTAATTCTACCAGTTATCCGTCGTGTAATGCCAACAGTTATCGCTAACGAAATCGTTGGTGTACAACCAATGACAGGTCCAGTTGCTCAGATCCATACACTACGTGTACGTTATGCTGACAGCGTTACAGATTCATCTGCATACGCAACAAGCACAACAGCTGGTGACGAAGCATTGAGCCCATTCAAAATTGCAACAGCTTACTCTGGTAGTAACTCTACTGGTATGGCTAATACAACTAGTACACTAGAAGGTGTTGCTGGTAACCGTATTAACGTTCAGATTTTGAAACAAGTTGTAGAAGCTAAAACACGTAAGTTAAGTGCTCGTTGGACATTTGAAGCTGCACAAGACGCACAGTCTATGCATGGTTTAGATGTTGAAGCAGAAATTATGGCTGCTCTAGCACAAGAAATCACTGTAGAGATCGATCAAGAGATTCTTGGTTCCCTACGTGCTCTTGCCGCTACTGATGAAGCATATGACCAATCTGCTGTTTCTGGTACAGCTACATTCGTTGGTGATGAGCATGCCGCTTTGGCAGTTCTAGTCAACCGTGTTGCTAACAAGATCGCTCAGCGTACACGTCGTGGTGCTGGTAACTGGGCTGTAGTAAGTCCAGCTGCTCTAACAGTACTACAAAGTGCTACAACAAGTGCTTTTGCTCGTACAACAGAAGGTACATTCGAAGCTCCTACAAACACCAAGTTTGTTGGTACATTGAACGGTGCTATGAAGGTTTATGTTGACGGTTATGCAAACGACAGCCAAGCTGTATTGGTTGGTTATAAGGGTTCAAGCGAAGCTGATGCAGCTGCGTTCTATTGCCCATATAT